ATCTTGGCCAACCACCTTTATCGTCAATTCAATATGACATTGTTGAAGCAATGAGTCAAATATACAAAAAAGAAGATTTACAAGACCTTTATGGTTCTGTAGAAGGGGCTAGGTATTATGAAAAATACACGAAAAACGAAATCATCTTACAGTTGGGTAAAGGTTCTGGTAAAGATTTTACCTCTACTGTTGCTTGTGCTTATATTGTTTATAAGTTATTATGTCTTAAAGACCCTGCAAGATATTTCGGAAAACCAAGTGGAGATGCAATAGATTTAATTAACGTTGCTATTAATGCTCAACAGGCTAAGAATGTTTTTTTTAAAGGATTTAAAGTTAAAATTGAAAAATCCCCATGGTTTGCTGGAAAGTATAATGCAAAAGCAGATAGTGTTGAGTTTGATAAATCAATTACAGTTTATTCTGGACATTCAGAAAGAGAATCTCATGAAGGTTTAAACTTATTGCTTGCAGTTCTTGATGAAATTTCTGGTTTTGCTTCTGAAGTTGGAACTGGTAACGAGCAAGGTAAAACTGCAGAAAATATTTATAAAGCATTTCGTGGGTCAGTAGATTCTCGTTTTCCAGATCTTGGTAAAGTAGTACTCCTTTCATTTCCTCGTTACCAAGGTGACTTTATTTCAAAACGGTATGAAGATGTAATTATGGAAAAAGAAATAATTGAAAAAAAACATACATTTATTATGAATGAAAACTTACCACATGATGATCCAAGTAATCAGTTTGAAATTATTTGGGAAGAAGATCAAATTATTTCTTATAAAGTTCCAAAAATATTAGCGTTAAAAAGACCTACATGGGAAGTAAATCCAACAAGAAAAATAGATGACTTTAGATTAGCATTTTATACAGATCTTGGGGATGCCATGATGAGATTTGCATGTGTTCCAACCTTTGCTTCAGATGCTTTTTTTAAACAAAAAGAAAAATTAGAAAAATGCATGAATACTAGAAATCCATTAGATTCATTTAAAAGGTTTGAAGAAGCATTTAAACCAGATCCAGAAAAAGTTTATTATATTCACGCTGACCTTGCACAAAAACACGATAAGTGTGCTGTTGCTATAGCCCATGTTGATAAATGGGTAAACATTCAAGTTATTAAAGACTATGAACAGGTTGCGCCAATAGTGGTTGTAGATGCTGTTGCTTGGTGGGAACCAAGATCAGAAGGTCCTGTTAATTTATCAGAAGTAAAACAATGGATTATTAACTTACGTAGAGAAGGTTTTAATATTGGAATGGTATCTTTTGACCGTTGGCAATCTTTTGATATTCAAAATGAATTACAGGCTGTTGGAATTAAAACAGAAACAGTTTCTGTTGCTAAAAAACACTATGAAGATTTAGCAATGATGATTTACGAAGAGCGAGTGGCAATCCCTATGATTCCATTATTGTTGGAAGAAATGTCAGAATTAAAAATTATGAAGGGTAATAGGGTAGATCATCCTCGTAAAAAATCTAAAGACTTGGCTGATGCTGTTTGCGGGGCAGTTTTTGGAGCAATATCTCATACAGCAAAGATAAATAATACAGAAATAGAAATCCATACTTGGAGTTCTGCAACCAAACTTGCAGAAAAACAACAACGTATGGTAGAATTAGATAATCGGGAAGTTCCTAACGATGTTAAGGATTTCCTGGATAAATTAAACTTAATATAAACATACAAGGAGAAAAATGAATTCATTTAAGAAAATCGCTTTAGTCATGGCTGCAGCCTTGTCTATTAGCACCTTAACTGCAACTCAGGCAAATGCTGTGCACAATGCAGACTCTCTTACTATTGATACAGTGTCAAGCACTATTTCAACAGGTGAGACTGCAACGGCAGTAGCAACATTGTCTTTTTTGGCAGGTAATAGTGGAGATACTTTAACAGTAACTTCATCAGTTGTAAGTCTTCCGACAGGTGCTGCTAAATTAGCAACCTTGTCTGTAAAAGAAACAACTAGCGCTGTAGTTGCTGTAGCAGCAGATGCATATTCGGCTGATGTTTCTTCATCAGTAAATGCTCTCACTTCAGTATCTGCAAAATTAAATGTAAGTCTAGTAAACCCAACGGTTGCTGGAACTTATGTTATTAAATTAACTCCATCTGTAAAAGGTGGCGGAGGAACATTAAACTCTTCTGCTGTTTTGTGGTCAGTTGTAGTTAATGCAGCAGATATTAAAGCCTCTGCATTAAAATCAACATCTATTATTAACTCTGGAGAAACAATTACAGCAACTGCTGATGCAACTGTTTTTGCCCCAAAAACAACATCTTCTGATGCTGCAGCAATTATTGTTGTAACACAAAAGAATGTTGCTGGAACTTCTGTTTCAGAGTCTTTAACAGCAACAATTTCAGGATCTGGTCTTGTTGGTACTGGTTCAAACCACGCAACAATTTCAGCACTTGGTCGCTCAATTTCAGTTGCTAGTGGCAACTACATTGGTGTGTTTGCTGATGGTACATCTGGAGTAGGAACAATTACAATCACAACACAATCTGGTGCAGTGCTTGGAACAGAATTAGTAACATTTTATGGTGATATTGCTAAGGTAGTAACCACTATTAAGAAGCCTGTAATTGCTACAGGATCAAACGCTGATGTTATTTCTGCAATTGCTTATGATGCTAGTGGTGTAAAGGTTGGTGCTGGAACGCTTTCAGCAACATCAGATACATTATCTGTAGTTAGCAACTCTGCAACAACTGCTTCAATTGTAAATGGTGAAGCATTATTTTCACTTACTGGTGTTGTAACTGGTAAGGCTGGAATTGTTGTAAAAAGTGGAACAATTGCTGCTGATACAGTAACTGTTCGTGTAGAAGGAACTGCATCATCTGTAAAAGTTGCTTTTGATAAAGCAACATATGCACCAGGTGAGGCTGCAACAATTACATTATCAGTTCTTGATGCAAGCGGATTAGTTCTATCTGGAAAAACTAATACTAATCTATTAGCAGATGGTGGAATTTTAACAAACTATGCATTTAGTTCAAGTAGCGATACTTTAACTGCAACATCTGTAACAACAGACGCTAACGGTGTAAAGACTTACAAAGTATTTATGCCAGTAGTAGAGGGTGTTATTAAGGTTACTGCAAAGGGTGGATCATTACTACCAACTGCTGGACAGGTAGAAGTATCTGCATCAGCAACAGTAGTAAGTCCAGCAACAACCGCTCTTACACAAATTGCTGCTTTGGCTGCTACAGTATCATCATTAAAACTTTTACTGGATAAATTAATGGCTCTTATTATTAAAATCCAAAAAAAGGTTAAAGCATAAAACAAATTAAATAAATTAGGGGGCTAACTTAAGTGTTAGCCCTCTTTTTTATTGTAAAAAATGGTATAATTGCTAATATAATTAATCATAGGAGATCACCACTCAATTGACTAACCTAAAACGAAGACTAATATTAGCCTTTGGGGTAGGATTATGCTTGACTATTTTTGGAATAATGGCTCCCGATCGTGCTCATGCTACAGAAAATCAAGAACAAGTTGTTGTAAGTCCCGCTCAACAAGCAGTTAATACAGCCCTTGCAACAGCCACTACAGAGGTTCAACAGGCTATTACAGCCACAGATACTGCCACTGCTACCATAGCCGTAGCAGTTTCTGAAAGAGTAGAGGCTCAGGCAGCGGTAGATACAGTGACAGCCACAATAGCAGTAGCACAATTAAATGTAGCCTTAGTAGACACAGCCACTGCCACAATTAATAACATAAACTTAGCCGTCACACCAATAGACCAAAGTTCGCAGGTAGTTCAAGATGCAAAAAATACAATTACAATAGCCCAAACCTCCATAAATAATATTGACACATCAACTGCACAGGTACAAATATCTGAAGCCGTTGCAGCAAAAACAATAGCAACAACAGCACAAGCCACCGCACAAACCGAACTAACTCAAGCCAACATTGCAATTGATAATGCACAAACAGCAGTAAATAATTTGCAGGCTACTATTGGAACAAGTACAAATGTCCTTGCTGGTGTAGATGATGCTGGTGTTCAAATGAACCTTCCATTTGGTATGCAAATGGGAAGTACTGTTTATAACAACGTTTATGTTGGGTCTAATGCAACAATAACATTTGGTGTAAATGAGGGTGGCGTATACCATACAACTCCAAGTGCCCCATCCGTATCTATAGCGGGATGGGACTGGACAACCTGGAGCACAGGAACAGGTATTACTTATGCAACAACTGGTACAAGTTTAGATATTGCATGGGACCTTCGTCCTTATCCACAACAGGATGCTTCAACACAAATGGTTCAAGTAAGATTTAATGCTGATGTTAATCCAAATAATGGTGCTTGGATAGCAAGTGTAACTGCTAATGGACCAATACCTAATGGAGCAAGATTTAATTATAGAGAAACAACTAATGGAACGGTAACAGAAATTACTAACACTAATGCTGGTACTGGATTTACTGGACAAATAAGTCAAGGTGCAGAGTTTACTCCATATGTAGACCCAAATACTTCAACAATTCAAGCAGCAGTAGATTCTGCAAACGCTACAATTGCACAATTAAACTCAAGTCTTACTCCAGTAGTTGCTCAAAATACTACAAACACATCAGCAATAAATGCTATTAATACAATATCTTTAACTAATGCCGTAAACTCAGCGGTATCTAGTAAGACAAACTTACAAACACAATTAAATACAAATGCTCAAGAGTTAATTACGGCAATTAGTACTAATATTCCTACTCCTGCTCCAATACTTGCAGAACCAGTCATTGAGGGCACGACTGTAACAATTATGCCTGAGTTACCAGAAGGATACACAGCAAACACTTGGTTCTATCAAGTAATAACAAATGACCCAGATGCAGAAAATCCATATGAAGGTGGAACATATAACACAACTGGCGCTCCAGAATCTATTGAATTAATTGGTTTAACAGAAGGTGCTACTTATACTATTAGAGTTGCTAACTGGTCAGGTCCCGTAAGTCAATATACTGAGACTGTTATTTCTATACCCGCAGAAGAAATTATCCAAGCACCATCTCAACCATCTTTTATTACTGCACCTGATCTGCCCGAACAAATTCAACCAGACGAGACCATTCCAACTGAAGAGGATAATACAGATACAGAAGAGACTCCTGTAGAGGAAATCCCTGTAGAGGAAATCCCTGTGGAAGAAGTTCCTGTTGACGAAGTCCCTTCTGAAGAAACTGAATCTCCCGAAACGGATACACCTGAATCTGATGACTCTTCATCCAGCGATGAACTAGAAAATATTCTTGAAGAAAATCAGGATTCTTTTGAAGAAATAGCACAAGATAATGATACCTTATCTGTAGAACAAGTGCAGGATATAGTTAGTGATCTAGTTTCAGATAGTGGTCTAGATGCATCAGAAGTTGCAGAAGTATTAGAAGCAATTGCTCAAGGTGAAGAAGTATCGGAAGAAATTGCTGCAGAAGTTTCATCTACATTATCAGAAGGTGGACTAACAGAAGCAGAAGCAGAGTTTATTACAGAAATGCTTTCTGCAGATGGAGAAATAACTACTGCTGAAGTTGTTAATTTATCAGAGGCTTTAACTGAAGATGGTAAATTTACTTTAGTAGAAAAAGATTTAGTTGCAGATGTATTGATAGAATCAGCAGAAGGAGCACCTGTAACTGCTGCCAACATAGAAGCAGCGGGACTTGAATATCGTGATCTTCCTCCTACAATTCCAGTAGAGGTAAGAG